CTCTAGTTTAAACTTATATTTTTTACCAGATTTATTATTAAGTATGTAAAGATCTTCTGCACCCTCTTGAATAGTCCAGTTACCTTTAGTGCCATCAACAGCATTACCTTCAGATTTTGATTCATTAGATAAATGTAAGTCACCAGTAAATACATTTTGCCAAACGTTTCCTGATGCACCTAAGTCGTGAGTATCGTTAGCTCCTGGAACAATATCTCCAGTTACTGTTAATGTAGATCCATCAAAAGTCATATTGGCTTCTGCATTCATAGCATCCGTGCCAGTTGCAGTAACAACTCTATTGTTAGAACCATTAGCCATAAAATCTGACACATCAACTGAAACTGCATCTGCTGCAACATCGATACCTGTGCCAGCTCCAACATTTAATGTAACTGAACCAGAAGCTCCACCACCTGTTAAACCAGAACCAGCTGTAACTCCTGTAATGTCTCCAGTATTAGTTGTATAACCTGCATCATTGTTAAAACCTGAGTTATTAATATTACCTTTAGTTAATTTTTTTTGATTACCTGAAGCATCAATTACTGCAAAAAAGTCACCATCTCCATTTGATGTTGAGGTTGTAAGTTCAGAAAGATCTACGTCAATTTGATCTGCTTGAACATCAATTAAGTTTCCAGCACCAACGTTTAATGTAACATCTCCTGAAGATCCACCACCTGTTAGACCAGAACCAGCTGTAACTGCTGTAATATCTCCAACAGTTGGAGTTTGAAAAGTTGGAGGTGCCCCTGCACCTGCTGAAGTTAAAACCTGTCCTGAGGTTCCTGTTGCAACTGCTACAGGATTACCTGAAGCATCGTATGAAATAATATTTCCGTCTGTCCCTGGTGCCATTTTAGCTAAAGTAATTGCATCGTCTGCTACTTTAGCAGTCGTAACATTTGCATCTACAATGGAAGCAGTTACCACTGCGTCTGCTGCAAGTTGGTCTGCACCTACTGCATCATCGGCAATCTTAGCTTGAGTCACTGCATCATTTTGTAATTCGGCTGTAGCTACTCCAGAGTCTTTTATTGTTATTGCTCCAGAACTAGCAGCAAAGTTATCTGAACTAAAGGATGCTGCTCCTTTAGCAGACGTAGAAGCATCGGCTAAATTTATTGTAACATCTCCTGAAGATCCACCACCTGTTAAATTAGTTCCCGCTGTAACTGCTGTTATATCTCCAACCGTTGGTGTTTCAAAAGTGACTGCACCTGATCCATCTGTCGTTAAAACTTGGTTAGCTGATCCATCAGAAGCAGGAAGTGTGTAAGCACCACTAATTGTTAATTGTCCAGTGCTAGCACCTTTGATCCAAGTTGTAGTTGTTGATCCATCGTTACCAGCAATTTTTAATTGTCTATCACCTGTTGCACTATCAGCATCAACACTTCCAATAATTACATTACCAACACCAGTTGTTACATTGTCTCCAGATTGGTAACCGATCCCAATATTTCTATCACCAGTCGTTATTGCTTTCAAACTTTGTGCACCAAACGCAGAGTTATAACTATGACTATTGTTTGTTACACCCTCTAAAGCATTAACACCATAAGATGAGTTGTATGAACCTGTTACATTTTTTCTGGAAACGTCATCTCCAGCCATGGTATTAAAACTACCTGTTGTTAAATTTTCACCTGCACGGTGACCCATACCTGTATTACGACCACCAGAATTTACTTTTGTTAAAGCTTGATATCCTACGCTAGCGTTTTGATCTCCAGACGTTATAGCATCTAAAGAGCCAATACCAACACCAGTGTTTTTTTCAGCACTTGATAAAGTTCCTGTTGTTGAATGTCCAATTAATATTGAATTTGTAAAATCAGTTCCTTCATATTTACCTGGTACAAATCTACTTGCAGGAAGGGTACAGAAAACATCTTTAGTTCCGGCAGCAAAGTTTACTGCATTGTCACTATTTGATGACGATAAAATTGTATCTCTTGATAGAGTGTCAGGTGTGGCGTCTGTTACGGTACCAATACCAACTTCAAACGCACCATCTTCATTTACGATTGAGTAAAAAGTTGTATTGGAATTACCAATACCTGCTACAAATGTTTCAAAACCTAAAACTGCTCCTGCAAGATTAAGGGTACCTGTACCAGTAGTAGTAGAGGTTTCTTTAACCCTGTCGTTTACAACTAATGCCATTTAACCTCCTTCTTAACCAGAGATTCGTAATATAGCTGCCGCTGTAGTAAATGCTGGGAACTGAATTGTAAAAGTTCCTGATGTAGCTGTTTTATCTGCTCCAAAATCTAAAATTGCAACTGCTGCATTAGTGACTGCAGAAGAGGTATTGTAGATCATTGCACCTCTAGCTGTCAACGTTACACCTGTAAATGATAAATCTGCGAAGTCAACAATTGCAACACCTGATGCAATTGAAGTATTTTGACCTGTTAATTTATCTCCACCAGAAGCGTATGTACCTGTATTACTAACTTCACCTGAAGTTGTGAATGCAGTAGTTGATGAGTTTAGAGTTGCTGAAGAAGTATAAAGAGCTAGTTTAAAAACATCACCACCAGATGATTTAAAACTTGCATCACCTTCTAGTAATTGTTTTTTAAACGCATTTGCAATTGCTTGTGTTATAGCCATAGTATATCTCCTTATTGTTTTCCTATTCGAGGAACACCTGCTTGATATTCATCTCGTCTTCGTCTTCCCATTTGTTCTATCGAGAATCCTTTGACGGCTTCAGTGTATTTTTTATCATATAACTGTAGCATGTCAACGGGCCCTTTTAAAAAGCCGTAAGCTTCTACTAGGCAGGCATACAATAAACCATTGGGAAAATTTTGACTTATGTATGTAGTTGTGTTTGTACTAGATAACCCTGGTTCTTTCAAGATATAATTTAATTGAATTGTATAAGTAGCATCGGGAGTAGGAGCCACTACAATCTTTTGTTCATCCCACAAACTATAGTATTTAGGCACTCCAGTAGCTTCCGTTGGATTAAATTCTGACATGAAACTAGTATCTCTATACTGTAAGAAATCTCTATTGTTTGGTTGAGAACTACCATCTGAATCAATAATTTGAGCAGATCTAACAATTAATAAACCTGCAGGTCTACCAATAAATCTATCATTAACAATTAAATTAGCAGTGTCGTATCTTCTATTATTATCTGAATCAACTTCTCGAAGAATTCTAAATTCTGCATCATTAATAATTCCATTTAAAATAGTAGATGTTAAAACATTTGCATCTACTTCTGTGTAATCTCTAATTTTCTGTATTAATTCTGTGTATGTCATGCTCTATCATTAACAGGTCCAGCTAAACATTGGAACCCGCCTCCTATTTCTCTGCTAGTTGCAGCACTTGTTAGATTAAAAGTAAAACTGTTAAACTCTGTAACAGTAGAAGGTTGACCCGCTTGTGTTACTATTGTTGGAACCATTGTTATTGCATAAGCACCATAAACTTTAGCTCCTGTTAAATGTTCACCTGCGGGTGTGTTTTTGGGAGTCTGTCCTCTAAAAGGAGCAGCTGTTCCTCGAACACAATTTGATAAAACGTTTGCTGAATTACCGTTATAAAAAATAGTTTCTGTTTCAAATAATCCAGATGTTATATTTACTTTTTCAATTGCAATGTATCCTTGATTAGGAAAAGCTGAAGAGTCTGTTAAGGTAATTGAAGTGTCAGTTGCAGTAATTTTTCCATTTAAAGTAGTTTCTAATTGTAATGTAGAAATTGCAACTCCACCTACAGGAGTTTTAACATCATAAAATCTTATAAAATCTCCATTATTATAACCACTAAGAGGAAAATTTACAGATACCTGAGTAGATGTAGCTGTTGTTGTAAAAGGATTTTTTGGTAAAAAATCTGTTGTCGGAAATTCTGTTCTTGCTGGTCGTGGATGTTGTAATCCTTGAGGGTCAGCAGTATAAGGTTTAGGTTCTAATTGAGGTTGTTTAGCTTCATATTCAGAAGTATGTACTCTTGCACCATTCCATTCTTTAACCATTTCCCTGTATGGAAAGGCTAAACCTGATCGATCTGAAATAAATAATGCGTATCTTCCTTTTGCTGTATTTCCCATAATTATATACTCGGATAATAAGTTCGAGGAGAAATGTGAACACTAGCAGAAGAACCATCTTCTTCTAGAGCTCTAGCCAATTCATCCTCATAAATTAATTTTGTTTCTTGTATTCTTGGTTGCGCATATTTCATAGATAAATAATAAGTTAAACCCGCAACCATGCAAGGTACAAATCTATAAGGAACATCTGTTGCATTTGTGTATGCACCTGCATCTTGAATTCTTTTTTCATAGTAAAAATTTATAACATCATTATTTTGACTAGCACCTGGTGTTAAATAAATAGTTATTAAAATATGGTCAACAAATCTTTGAACAAAATATTGTGAAGGTTGTCCTGTAGCAGTTTTATTAGATAATGCTTGATATTGTGATCTATTTATTTTTTCTAAAGGAGAGTCTACATTAGAAGAATTTCTATAAGACATTTCTAAAATTTCTGTAGCTTGATTTACAAAATTAGTAACAGTAGCTCCACTCAAATGAGTAGCTGCAGTAGTCCCATTAACTCCACGCGTTACTCCAGTAAGTTCTAAATCGCTAAATCCAGTATAAGAAATATTTTCTGATCCTACGTTAATGGTTCCTGTAGTAGGCATATTAGTTATAGACGCCAAAGTAATTCCTGTAGTAGCTGTTGTAGAAGTAATTGCAGCTGACAATGTAGATGTTACTCCGTTAGAATTACCATCGGATGTTGATCTAAAAATTTTATATTCATTTTGACCATTTACTAAAGTAATATTAGTATTTGCTACTTCCCAAAAATGAAGACCTCTGTTACCCCACTCTTGAAACATTATGTTTAATGATCTTCGAGCAGTTTTTAAATTGTAACCACTCATGTCAAATTGACCAAGTCTATTATAAGCCTCTTCAATTATCTCATCAATCGAAAACGTTTTATCAAACGTTGTAGTGCCAGAAGTGGTATTAGCCATTTACTTACCCCGCTGTTAAACCTGGTCCTGAATATTTGTCTGTTAATAATGTGTACGCTGCAATATTAGTTTTGGTTTTACAAAAAATTCCTTTTGGAAACAAAATTCCTTCTTCAGGAAATGAAAAATTAATTAAATCTCCAGTTGGAACATCACCAATAAATAAAGTGGTTCCAGTGTTTGATGTTGTTGTTAATTCTAAAACACCTGCTCCACCACCATCAGAAGAAATTATAATGCCTCTTAATCTAATTGGTGCTTCAATTATTGCTGTAGCACCTGCTGCGGCTGTTGATCTTGTTGCTTGTATGTCTCCATTACTTGCCATGTTTAATCTCCTTAAAATTTATATGTGGGGCCGAAGCCCCACACTAATTATTAACTATCTGCAAAAGGTGTAGCAATTGTGCCATCACCAATTAACAAACCTTCAACCATGTATTGGTTGTCAGCAATTGCAGTAAATTTAATTCTAGATCCTGCTAAACCACCTTTAGTAGCATTACCAGATCCAGCTTCTCCGAGTAGATTAACAACGTCGTTTGATGCTGCAGGTACAAAAGCTTTTTTTGAACCATCATTAACACCAATCATAACTGAACCTACGAATTTGTCTGTTCCATCAGTTGCAATTGATCCAGTAAAATTATCTTTGAAAAAAATTTCAAAAGTAGTTCCAATTGTACTTGGGTTATTTGGATCTGAATCTCCAGCAGTTGCTCCGTCTGCACTTGCATTAATAGTTGGTAATGTAATCGCAGTTGGTGTTCCAGCTGGATCCATAGTAACAACTCTTCCTGCATGAGCTGCAACAGTTAGGTCAGTTGCTAAAGTTAAGTCAACAGTTGATCCTGGGCCAATAGATTGAAAACCATTTTGTGATCTTACTGGTCCAGAAAAAGTAGTATTTGCCATATTATTATCCTCCTAGTTATTTGAATATCGTTTCTAGGCCATCGACTATACGCGTCGATATTCAATTTAATGTATAGTGTGTTTTTTATACATTAGTTTTGAGTAGAGTGCAAGAGAGCCTGTAGTGTGAATTGAATTTATTCAACGATGTAGCTTTTTTATTAAGTAGCTACTGAAACTTGTGGAGTTGCACCTTCAATAGTGTTTTGCTTGTGGGCAATAACTGCTTCTTCCAACTTGATCTTTGTGATGACTTCTTTAACTTTGTCATCAATTCTGACCATTTCAAGAGTGTATCTACCATTAGACAGATGCTCTT